ACGCCGACCCTGACGCCGAAGACGCGGAGGAGCGAGAGGAGTGAGACCCAGACGTTACCGGCATATCGCCGAGCGCGTGTTCGGGACGCCGCTCATGATCGAGCCGGCGAAGCTCGAGGTGATCGCCGAGCTGCTGCTGCCTCGCTTCCTGGAGGCGGGGCCGCTCGAGCAGCTACCGGCCGCGGCGGTCGAGGTCACCGAAGCGCGGGCCCGGGAAGACATGACGGTCGTCGACGGGATCGCGGTGGTCGACGTCTTCGGCACGCTGGTCCAGCGCGAGGATCGACTGAACGCGATCTCCGGGCTCACGAGCTACGAGAGCCTCGACCGCGAGTTCACCGGGGCCGTGCGGGATCCGAGCGTCAAGGGCGTTCTGCTGGTCATCGATTCGCCCGGCGGCGAGGCGAACGGAGTCTTCGATTTCGCTAACCGGATCTACGGGCTGGCGGACAACCCGAAGCCCGTCTGGGCGGTCGTTGAGGACCTGGCCGCGTCCAGTGCCTATCTCATCGGCAGCGCGGCGAACCGGCTGTTCGTCACGCAGTCGGCGATCGTCGGCTCGATCGGCGTCGTGCTCGCGCACTGGGATATGACCAAGCGGCTCAGCGATGCCGGCGTGAAGGTCACGCAGATCCACGCCGGCGCGCGGAAGATCGACAGCTCGATGCACCGCCCGATGGATGCGGCGGCGCGCGCGCACCTGCAGCAGCTCGTCGACGATACTTACGGGCTCTTCGTCTCCCAGGTCAGCCGGAACCGGAGCATCTCGGAACGCGCGGTCCGTGCGACCGAGGCCCGGATCTACCAGGGCGCCCGCGCGGTCGAGCTCGGCCTTGCGGACGGCGTGCAGACCGTGAGCGAGGCGCTGGCGCTTCTCCAGGACGAGCTCGAGCGCCGCGAGATCGCGCTGCTCGAGGGTCCAGGTACAGCAACAGTTGGAGGCAGCACGATGCCCGCTATCCGACCGCACAAGACGGCGACGTCAGAGAAGTCCTGGGACGGGCCCGCGAACGAGGCCCGGCTCCGCAACGATGGGACCGAGACCTACTACCGGTCGGCCTACGCCTGGATCGATCCCGACGGCGATCCAACGACAAAGGCCGCCTACAAGTTCATCAACCACGAAGTCGCCCAGGGCGGCGACGTCGGCGCGGCGAACGTGAACGGCTGCAGCGCCGGGATCGCGGTGCTCAACGGCGGCCGCGGCGGCGGTCCGGGCGCGAAGTGGTGGAAGGACCGCCAGGGCATCTACGACCACCTGGCGAAGCACATCCGCGACCACGGCCGCGAGGCGCCACCGCTCAAGAACGAGGCAGAGGCCCGAGTGGCATGGGAGGCAGTCATGGCAGAGGAGAAGAAGTCGGACACGCTTGTCGTAGACAAGAGTCAGGCAGTCGGTAAGACCGAGGCCCTCGTCACGGATGCAGATGCAGGTGAGGGTGACGACGCAGGGGCCGATCTCAAGCTCTCCGTCTCCGTCGAGAACGGTGACGATGTCCGGCGCGAGGCGGCAGAGGCCGAGCGGAACCGGATCGCGGCGATCGAAGAGCTCGCCGGCCCGGGCCGCGAGGCGCTCATCGCGAAGTTCAAGGCGGATCCGGACGCGACGCCCGAGAAGGCGGCGCTCCAGATCCTCAAGCACGAAAAGGGCAAGCAGGCCGCGCGGCTCGCGGCACTGCGCGCCGACGATGCCGACGTCGAGCTCGAGGCCTCGGTCGACGCCGGCGAAGTCTCCGATGAGGCCCAGGAGGTTCAGAGGACGCTCGCGGTCTTCTACGACTCGAGGGGCATCAAGCCTCACTAAGCAAGCGCCGGCGAGCCGGCGTTCAGGGACAACGCGAGAACCGAGGGAGTAACAATGGATCAGCTAGCATCCTTTTCTTCGGCAAGCTACCAGCCGGACCGACTGATCGCCGGCGAGCTGCCGCTCGTCAGCCGGTCGATCACGCTGATCAGCGGCCAGGATCTGAGCCGCGGGGCCGTGCTCGGGAAGATCACGGCGAGCGGGAAGTACACGCTCTCGCTCTCGGCGGCGGGCGACGGCTCCGAGACGCCCGACGCGATCCTGGCCGAGGACTGCGACGCGTCCGAGGGCGATGCGACGACGATCGCCTACTTCCGGGGCGATTTCAACGAGAACCAGCTGACGATCGGCACGGGCCATGACGCGGACAGCATCCGCGAGGGGCTGCGCGCCAAGGGGATCTGGCTGATCGCGGCGACGCCGACCGAGGCGTAAGCCGGCTGAGGCGGGCTTTTTAGTACGAATCCGGAACCAGGAGCAGAACGATGGACCAGTTCTCCACGAACTATCTGATCGGGGTGATCGAGGGCCTACCCCGGCCGCCGATGGGCCTCCTCAGTCGGTATTTCACGACCATCATCGAGGAGACGTCGGAGGAGATCCACTTCGACAAGAGCATACGCTACCGGCTGATGGCGCCCTTCGTGAGTCCGCTCGTCGCGGGCAGGATCATGGAGGAGCGGGGCTTCACGACCGAGACCTTCAAGCCGGCGTACCTGAAGTCGAAGACGCCGCTCGATCCGACGCGTGCCGTGAAGCGCGTGGCGGGCGAGAAGATCGGCGGGGCATACTCGCCCCAGGACCGGGATCGCCTGCGGATCGCGGCGACGCTGGCCGACCACATCGCCTACATCGATCGGCGGCTGGAATGGATGGCCGCTCAGGTCCTTCTGGGGGGCAGCGTGACCGTCTCGGGTGACGATTACCCGACGGTGGTCGTCAACTTCGGGCGCGATGCGGATCTGACGATCACGCTCTCGGGCAACGACCTCTGGAGCGACGAGACGAACTCGGATCCGCTGGGCAATATGCACGACTGGAGCATCCTCGCGATGCAGCAGGAGGCGGGCGCGCCGATCGTCGACTACATCTTCGCGCCGGACGTCTTCAAGAACTTCAGGAAGCACCCGAAGGTCGAGAAGCGGCTGGATCTCAGGCGCGAGGTCGGTGCCGAGATCCGCGTGACGCCGACGAAGGAAGAAGGGCTCCAGTTCATGGGTACGGTCGACGGCTTCAATATCTGGACCTATCAGGCCTGGTATGAGGACACGATCGGCACTCTGACGCCGTTCTTCGCGTCCGGCACCGTGGTCGGCGCGACGCCCGCGATCGAGGGCGTCCAGCACTTCGGCGCGATCCTCGACGTCGAGGCGCTTCGGGCGATGAGGTACTTCCCGAAGAGCTGGACCGAGGACGATCCGTCCAGGCGGTTCGTCATGACGCAATCGGCACCGCTCATCGTGCCCGGCCGCGTCAACGCGAGTCTCAAGGCGTCGGTCCTGTAGACCTGAGGGCCGCGGTACAGTAGAGGACCCGGGGCAGGTATCGGGGCGCGCTCCCCGAGGCCTATAGCCTGGCGGGAGATAGGGACTTGCTCGAGAGGGAGTAGTCCGGTGATTCCCTGCCCCGGGAGAGCTTCAACTCCGGAGGTCGAGTCAATGGCTTACATCGCGATTCACAGGATCCAGCACAACGGCGAGGTCTACGCCGCGGGCGACGTAGTCGACATCAAGGGCAAGGACCTCGAGCGGCTGATCGAGAAGGGCGCGGTCGAACGCGGTATGCCGGCCGAGCCCGAGGAGAAGGAAGAGCCCAAGAAGGCCGAGAAGAAGTAACGCGTGGGCAACCTGCAGACGGCGGCTGAGCTCGAGCAGATGCTCCGGGATACCGGGGGCTGGAAGGTCGAGACCGAATGGGATGAGACCTACGGCCACTTCGAGATCCTGGACGAAGTGATCGTCTCGGAGAGCGAGGTCCTGGTAGCGGTGCCAAGCCTGCTGATCGCGACGGGCATACTCGAGGGCCTCGCGATGGATACGCCGCTCACGCTTATCGACCCGGATACCGGGGAGGAGACGGACTACACCGTGAGAGACCACCGGCGAGTCGACGACGGCATGTTGACCCGCATTCTGCTCAAGGCAGTCTGATGGCGAGCGTTCGCGAGCAGATCATCGCCTATGTCGTCGCCAAGCTCGGCGAGTCCGGCAAGCCGGCCGGGCTCACGGTCCACCGGTTCCGGACGCGGCCGATCGACAGGGACAGCCTGCCGGCCCAGGTCGTTTATCCGGCCGGCCGGGACGGCGGGATCGCCGAAGCGGTCAGCGAATACAGCGGCGAGGGCGACGTCAGCCGCGAGCTCACGCTCCGGGTCGAGTCGCGGGTCGCCGGCGATGCGCCGGATACGCTCATCGACCCGCTCTATGTCTGGGCGGTCAAGCAGATCATGTCGGATACGACGCTCGGCGGGCTCGCGCTCGGTGTCCGCGAGGAAGCGAGCTCTTTCGATGCCGACGAGCGGGAAGTCCCCGTCGGTGCGTGCGCGACCGATTTCGTGGTCACGTACAGCACGGAGTTCGACGATCCGGAGCTCCAGGCGTGAAGTCTGGATAGCAGCCACTAGAGAAGCGAGGTAGACCAAATGACACGCAGACTCAGTAACCTGGACGTCCTCCGGCGGATGACCGGCGTCTTCTGGCTCTCGGATTCCGCGACGACCGGGACGACCGACGCGACGGCCGCGAAAGGCACGAAGGACGTGACGGTCGGGACCGGCGAGGGCGCGAATTTCACGGCCGGCGACGAGGTCCGGATCGGCGCGAACGGTGACAACGCGGAATTGGCGGTGATCGAGTCTATCGCGACCGACGTCCTGACGATGAAGCTGCCGCTCTCCCGCGCGATCGCGAGCGGCGAGACGGTGACCAAGCTCACGCCGGTCGACGTCGGCGCGACGGACGAGAACGGCGTCCAGTACACGCCGAACCAGAACCTCGACGATATCGAGGCCGGCACGCAGCTCGATATCTACCTGTCGGAGCCGGGCCCGCTCGTTCGCGAGCTGAACTTCAACCTGCGGGACTTCAACCCGGAGAACCTCGCTGTCGTGTTCGGTATCGACGAGACCGATACCGACATCGTCGACCCGAAGGGCGTCACGCTCAACCCGGACGACTTCCTGTCTGTAGGCATCCTGCCCTGGAAGGCCGAATGCCTGCTCAAGGGCGGCGAGGCCGTGACGGTCTACTGGAACGGCGAGATCGCGAGCGTGAACGGGAACATGCAGTTCGCGTTCGGGACCGCGACGGTCCTGCCCGTGACCCAGCGGCTGGCCGGCTCGCAGTGGTTCCTGATCGAGTAGTGTGAATCCCGGCCGCTCGACGACCTGAGAAACGGAGTGGATCATGGCGAAGAAGCTCACAGCGAAGGAGATGGACGAGCAGCTCGGTACGGATGCCGTGCGGCTCGAGGCGACGTCCAC